ACAAGCACCGTCGTGAGACGTAGCTTGGTCCGGCCTCTCAGAGTATATGAATTATTCATTTCTCTGATTGACGGCGACCAGAGTCTGGCAGCTAATACCGCCGGACTGTCTAACGCATCGGTTTGACCGATGGCGAGCAAAACTCGGACACGGTATCCTTCGATACCGTATCGAGTTCTCGATGGCGTAGCTTCGTCTAAATTACTGGCGAAACCAACGTCTCCGAGCGACAGGCAGGTTTTGAGCCGTAGAGGCTTTGGAACCCGCTGTTGAAGATGGCGATAAGTGCCGAGAAGCTTAACATCACAACCGTAATGAGAATTGCGGCGATGAGCAAGCAACCTGACACCGTTAGCCAACTTATAAATTGCTTCGACATGTTTAGACCTTTTCTTAATGAAAAGTGGTTTGCAGTCAACTCCGTTCCAATAATGGCTTCCACAGGATTCGCGAAACCAACCATCAGAAAAAGATTTCTGACGATTGATCGTAAATCCAAGAAAGTCACAAAAGAGCGTAAAGAGGTCTAGGGCATCTTTGTGGATGACAACGTCATCACCAAAGACTTTTATCGTCCGCGTTGAAATACCTAGATACTTATGAACGGCGCAAGCCGCAGCATAAAATATCAGGCTTTCTAGTTCGAACGTAAAACCGTTCCCCATACTGGAAAATTTCTCCCAGTAATGAGGCCCATGCTCTAGAATACCGAACTTCGATCGGCACGACTCCATCAATGTGAGCCATCGTGAGGGCAGAATCTCCCTTACGAGTTCACGTGCGATAGAGTCGCTAGCAGAGGAGAAGTCAACCGTCGCATGACGTCCATCTTTCGATGATTCGTATGCAGCGAGTTGGTTATCAACCTGCGTGTTTAAGTCGATCGAAAACCGCCGGAGCCGTCGGCGGATCATAGAGCCAATAGACTTTTGAAACCAGATATTAATACCTGGCTCAACAGCTATAACTCGATCCGCTTTCGAATCCTTAGGCACGGTGACTACTCTGTTCCCAACTTCGAAAGACCAACGCTTCTCGATTCCGTAAAGGTTCGTTAGGTGTTGGTCCCAAAGAGGGTAAGCGACTGGAAAGATATCGCCTACCAGGGAGTGCAGATCGCGCGTTATTCCATTCTCAGAATGGAATTTGTTGATGGCCGATACGTAACTTCCCTTTAAACGGGTCGTTACTCCTGGCCCCCAACCTGCCTCATCGAAAAACTCATCTGCAGTAAAATCGTCGTATAAAACCTGTTCGATTTTACTTCTCATCGCATTTAACAATGAGAGGTTCAACTCTTGAAGGTCAGAGTTGAAAGAAAGGTTTGAAATACGAAGATTAGTTAGCCTACACTCGTTCTCATAATAAAAGAACTTGTCCATAGCGACCTTCTTCTTATCGAAGCTAGTCGTCAGGTAATCTGCCTTAGAAAGCAGCTTAGTAGCGGTATAGTCATCACGGAATGTAAAGGCGTCATTATAATGACGCGGATTACATTCAAGTCTGGTCAGTTGGTCATGGTTCTCTGGATTTGCATCCTTAAACAATAACCATACTGCTAAACTACGTGGTGAATTTATCGAAGATAAGATTCGATGAGCGGTCTCGTCGTAAAGACTTGCCGGTGCGCGAAATTCCCGAAAAGGAGTTACTCCTTTTCCATGCAAAGAAATCTTTGACATGTTTTCCCTTTAAATGGCGTTTGTAAGAGGCTGTCGGGTTACCAGACAGCCACGAACTGCTCGACCATGTCCTTAACTACAGACTTCGCGAGGAAATTCGTATGCAAAGCATAGATATCCTTACGTTCCTGCAGCAGGCCGCGTTCGGGCAGCACAAACTCCGTTTGCCCAATGTGTTCGTACGCTTTGGTTGGTGGCGGTGCAAAAGCACCAGAACCACCACCGGCAGACGCCACTTCGAGGGTAGGGAGATGGGTTTTCGCGGTGATTTTGTATGCACGAAGGCCCTTAGTAGGGACTCGGCGGAACAACGTCACGACGGGGAAACCGACGGCAATGCCGCCGGACCTGTCAACCCACTTCGGCAAGTTACTTGCGAGGTCTGGGTCGGGATCAAACGTATGTGCGACCGGAGTTCCGGCGCCATCGTTGATCGATAGTGCAGCTATAACTGCCATGTGTGATTACCTCTTGAAAGTTTGAATTAAGAGACTAATTGCGCTAGTGGCGTGACTAAAGGAGAGAGGATTCTTAAAAGACGGTAAAACTGGAGACGGAAACACAGTAATAGGTTCCCGTATACAGTATACTGTTTTTGAGTTTCCCTTCGCCAGAACGTTGTGACGCCCTGGGTAGTAGCCATAACCATAAATAACGCGATTCTCAGCATAGCCGGATGATCGACTCACACTATCGAGGAAATACGTAAACGCCCCTTTCTCGAACGTTAAACCTAACGTCGCGTCGAGGGAGCTTATATAATCTCCGATAGGAATGAACCAATCAACGACAAAGCTGTATGGAAGGAGCTCCCAAGCAAGTAAAGCGGGGTTAGTAAACCCAGCCTCCTTTACATCGGCTAGCTCAACACCTGTGGTTGCAAACCAGACAACAAGACTAGAATCATATCTTGCGGTCTGTTCGTTTGTCACGTCAGCTAATGGATTTAACTCCACCTCGCTGAGCTTGAACTTACGAGTAAGCTTGCTACGTTCCACACCACGTATCTCGCGCGACTGTTTGGAAGCTAACCATTCAGCCGAACCATATACGTCTTGTAGGAGCGGTTGCCAGCCATACTGATAAGACAACCAACCGTTAGCGGCCGCTTTCCATTTGTCGACCTTGTACTCAGAGTTGAACTTCGCGGTCTTAAACCGTGAAGGTGCAACCCCGAGTGCTGCTCCGGCACCACGATAGTCACCCTTCTTCAAATGAAGAAAGGCGCTTGCCAGCTGCTTAGCGGTATCACCGATAAGTGAAGCTGTCATCTTGCGTTCCGCGTAGACTTGGCCAAGATTCACCTTCTGGTCCTTTAGTTTCCCAAGGACCTTCTGGATGTTTTGGTTTCTCAACTCGGAAATCAAGTCGTCGTCAGGTTGCCACGGTGACTTAGGGCTTGCGCCAGGTAAATAATACACAGCGCCAGACTCTAAGAAACTTTGAGACGGATCAGTAAGAGAAACCGCGCTCCACTGGCCATACGTCGCGATATTCTCCCTACGCATATTATATTCGTAGGGGAGCATCGGGAGTTGACTAGTAGAGGAGCGGCTCAGCTTCTTGAACGTCTTAAAGCCAGGAGTAACATAACTGTTACGAAACAATACGTTGTGGTCGACCTGAGGCTCCTCCGAGTAGGCCAGGACGCCGTTGTTATATACATAAAACGGCCTCCTAAACCATACATTAGAGGCAACATTAGTTCGACTCATTCGTATCTCCTGAACGTGGGTAGTAGTAAAACCTAGTTAAGCGTTTTATTCGCCTGGTATATGTACCATAAGTCTAGGAACCTCTTTTCGGGTAGCTAACCGAAAAGGAACTTTAGGAACTGATCGATAAGATTAAGCAGCTGATTAAGCTGTCGGATCAAATCAATTAGTATCTCGATCAACGCGCTGTCAAGGGTCATAATCAATGAACCCAGCAGCCGCTAAAACCGATAGGCTGAAGTAGCCGTCGATTCTCTGCAACGCAGAGATACCGCCGGAACTTCCGCATAAAGGATAATAAACGGGTTGATCAAGATGATCTTTCGTCCTCATGAATAAGTTCTCAAGAGGGATACTACCGAAGCGTCCTTCACGGGCGGAAACTAACAGTTGCTCAATCGCTCCGGGGGATGAACCCCAAAACGGCGTAGCAACGTGAGTCCCCTCGATGAAAGCGCCCGGGAAGTAAACCAGTTGTGGAACTATATGACGAGGCATAGAAAGGTCCTAAAGTATTAAAGAACGGTTAGATAGCGGTCCAATTCACACCAACGGAAAGGGAGTAACTCCCAATTAACGTTAATATAGTTTTGAACCGCCATCGTATCGTTCCCATCGACCACGGCACGCTCTGTAAGCCAGGGAGTCATCCCAGGAAACAGAATTTTCGCGTCTGTAGGAGAGACGAAAGTCCCCCTACATAAGACTAGAACGTAATTGTTCATATGGCTTTCCAGAAATCTAACTGGAAATGCATCATACATTGCCATAGCGCCTGTGCGGTTTTCAAAAAATACGCCCCCATGACTTATGGGGGACAGTATTGCCACACTGGTTTTGGTAATGAAGTCTTCGAGGTCACGCACTTGCGATCGATTGATCGCAATATGCGTTCCGCTTGTCACGTTTACCTTCTCATCCGATGAAACGGCTAAGAAGTTAAGAGATGATAGCCAGAATCTACCTCGTTTGTAACCCTTGATCGAATCAAGGTGGTTAAGCATGGTATCGAAATCGTCATTATTACTAATGTCGAAGATCCCGTAATCAACTGCCTTACGACCATGGGATACAAAAACTTGAATAGATCCTAACATATTATCTCCTAAGTGACAAGTGGGATGCAGCGAAACTGCACCAAAGGCTGCCGAGAAATCG